ACCTGTTTTCAATAATTGATTTCGATTGATACTCCAATAAATCAACATTCGGAAGCGTTAGAGTATCGGAGGGAACTATCTGCATGTTTTCTTTTATGCCGAGTATGTACCTTAAATTATCGTTTGTTTTTCCTGCTCCTTGACACTTTCTGCAAAATCTCTCGTAACGCCAATGTCTTGGAAATCCATGCTGAAATTTATAAATAGTTGATACGGATTTGTCCCTCGCAAAATCTTCGGCTAATTTAACTACTTTCTCAATAGGGCTTAATTTTCTTTCGCTCCCTACTTTTTCAATGCTTGAAAGTATTACCGCAGGAACTCCTGTAAATGGGTGTTTAAATGTTTTCTCAATGTCAATTTCAAAAGTTTGACCTATCTGAATTATACGCCAATCATTCTCTCTGTCAACTATACGCCATTCATTAACTACTGTTTTTCCTCTCTTAATTACTTTAGGCTCAAATATTACGTAATCAACTAATTGACCGTTTGATTTGTAAAACCTAATATCATTTATTGATTTGTAAGTCGGGTAAATGTCTGAATCTGCAATGTATTCTAAAAACAACAATCCGCAAGGGTCAACATCAACTAATTTAAAAAAGTTGTCTGCGAAATATTTTGTTATGCTTTTTTGACCCTTAAAATTATTAAGAATAACATCTAATTTTTCTCTCTTAGTACCCTTGTAATTGTTAATTATAGACCCACCACTTGCTTTAAATACGTTGTTTCTTGGCTGTAATACTCGCTCAAACAAGTCCCTTATGTCTTTTGAATACTTTTTACGAGCAATAGCAATGTCCTTGCTTTCAATTTTTTCAATCTTGTTTATTAAAACATCATGAAATCCATTACCTGTAATTAAAGCATCTAAAACTTTCCTGTCTTCTCTTGCTTCGTGTATCCAATTAGGAGCAATTAAACGCTTTTTTATTTCTTCTATTACTGTTAATTCGTTGAAAACCATATCTAAAAAAAACAAAGATATGAATTTTTGTTAAATTCTTAACAAATTTGTTAAATTATTTTAATGATACAATAATAGTTCCATTACTCCATAACCGAAAGCATCGCATAAATCACTCCAATTATGGTTAGGAGTGTTTGAACGTTTATCGTGCCAGCAATAATTTTTTAACGCTTTCTTTAAATTAGTTGAATCGTCTGTTATAATTATCTCAAATCCTTGAATAGTTTTAATACGCTGCTTTACGTCTTTTCTCGGACACTTTACAATGTTTAATCCTTTGTCATACAAATCAAATATTAAAGTCTTGGCAGCTGAATCGCCGACAATCAAATCGGTAAACCCTACAATTTCACTTAATACTTTAAATAAAGTTTCTGTTCCAACGCCATTCTTAAAATAACATTCTTGTAAATAAATCTTGTTTTTATTTTCATCTACTGCGACTTTTACAAGTGCATTTGGGTCGTTAAATCCAAAATCAAGACCGTAACAATAAGGCAAACTGTTATCAAACTCTCCTATTTTCCAATCTTCATAAATTACTCCCTCGCCAACATCTAAGAACCCACCTAAAACAACGTGCTTATATCTTCGGTATTCTTTTTTTACTTTTGGTGTTGCTTTATCTTTTTCATTGTTTTTTAAACTACTATAAAAATCATAAGACTTTTTTAGTTTTAAATAATCACGTAAATTGTGTTCTGCTATATTTTCAATATTATCTTCATAAGTCGTATGAATATACAAAATATTATCTTTAATTCCTGTAAATCCCTCATCTACTCCTCTGCTTTCAAATAATTCGGTATAAATCCAATGTTCACGTGTTGGCGGATTAAATACTAACATATTTAAACATCTAACGTCTTTGGCTCTTATTGACTTACAAATTTTGTCCCATTCATCAAATGTCCTTATCTCCTCCGCTTCATCTGTTACAAATATTGAGAAGTCCTCCAACGATTTTAGTTTTGCTGTTTGGTTTAAGGAACTTGTTTTTTGTCCTGTGATAAATATCTTACCCCCATTTTCACAAGTGTACAGATTATTAGCAAATTCAAACTTATTTTCATAGCCAAACATCTCAATTCTATTATTCAATGCAGTGCTAATTGAGTTGTCTGTGGTGTTCATCGTGTATCGTGTGTATAAAATCCGATGTCCATAGTCTGCACTTGCTAAAGTAATAAAACTACTTTCTGCATGGCTCTTGGCTGAATCTCTGCCTCCATATAATAAAACAGTATCGACTTTTGGCTCAAATGAATTATCTAAAAGATTAAATAAAATGTCGTATTTTTCTGAATATTCAACTTCCATTATTATAATCCTATTGCTTTTTTATCACAAATGTACGTTTTTAACTGTTCAATGTTTATAGTGGTTTTTTATTGTTGATATACCGATAAAACAAAAAATTATTATTGGTTTCCTATTCGTCTAACTTCTTAACGACTTTATCAATGTCTTTTTGTGTTATCTTCTTAAATACTATCTTTACTTTATTTTCATTCATTGATTTTCCTTGTGTTGTTATGTCTAGGCTTTGATGTTCTGAATAACCTCTTTTCTTCCCCTTAGTCTTTAAATAAAAAATTGTTGATGTTGGTATTCCCTCCTGTATTTGTTTGTGTAGCTGGCTTTCTGCAAAGTCTAAAGCAATATCCCCAATGCTATCAACATTCTTTTTAAATTCTTCATCTGTATTGTACCAATCATAAAATGATGAACGTGCTACTCCTACATTTTTACAAGCAGTAGTTACTATTCCTAAGGACTTTTCAAGTGCTGGTATCAATTTCTTTTTTAATATGTCCGTTCTCGTAGGTTTATCAGTCTTTTTCATCAATTAATAATTTTATAAATTTAAGAAGTTATCGTCTTTTTCTTGATTAGCTAAATAATATTTAACAAAACCGATATTTAATCTATCGCCAGCAGAAAATTTTACTAATTTTGTTTTTTCAATATCTTTAGCTAAATTGTATTTTTTCAGAAAATCTTTATCTTGTTTTAGGTCTCCAATCTCTCTTATACTTATACGCTTTTTTATAACCAAAAATTCATCGACAAAAATATTTTCTTCTTCTTCTAACCATTCAAGCAATTCGTCTTCTATTTTCATGTAAAATATTTTAATCCAAAGTTACGATAAAAATCATAATCTTTTTTATTATTAAAAATTTCAGTATGCTCAACTTTGTTATTGCTCATGATATTTGCTGTTGAATTTATTGTGTAATTGTTGTCTTTTGTCTTAATCAAAAGGATTTTATTATGAGTAGTATTAATCTTTATTTTATCTATTCCATATTTTTCATTAATCTTTTTTATTACTTTAAAAGTTTTAACATTCATTTTTATTACATAGTCAGAAATAAAAAACTCAACATTTTTTATCTTACCATTTTCGCAAAAATTATATATCTCCTCAAAAGGCTTTTTACCACCTCCAGCGAAAATAAAAGATAATAATATTATTTGCTCTTTTTTAATTATTTCTTTCAAAACATCAACAGGCATATTACCCCTAATGTTTATAATATTAACTTTTGTTTTATTTGTTGGCAATTTCATTTGTGTAATATCTTTTTAAATTGTCATATTGTGTTTTCGAGTTGTAAATATGATAATTTTCAATATCTGAAGATACTTTAGGATTTGCTGAAGTTATAACAGTTATATAGTTTCCATCTTCACATCTTATTAAATAATTTTTACAATGAGAAACTGTGCGAATTATATTTTTTGCATTTAAAGATAATATAATGTTCTCATATTTTTCAATATACTTATCAAAATATTTCCTTGTTACTAAATTATTAATCTTATATTTTTTTATTTGTTTTGCTGCTGTTTTTGAAATTACGACAAAAGTTAAATCAATATCTATTATCTTGTGTTTGTTATTAATTACGTCTAAAATCTCACTAGAAAGAATATTTTTTGTCGTCATAACTTTTAAGCATTCTCCTTTTTTTGGTAATTCTAATAAGTTTGAAATTCTATCGACAACGGCATATTTTTGAGTTAAAATATCTTCCTCAAATTCAATATCAAAATTTATATTATTTTTAATAAAAACTTGTTTGCTCTTTTTTTGTTTAAGAAACCCTTTTTTTATTTTTTTATCTTTTATAAAACTCATCAAT